CTAATACATACGTTACTGTATCAGGACTATTTTGTAGTTTATCTACAATGAAAGTATTACTATGGAGATAATCAGAATATTCACTATTGAAGTCAACCATACCTTTCTTGAAGCTAGCTTTAGATTGCTCTTTCTTTTCAGGTAGTTTACTAACCTCTTTCTGTAGATGAGATACATTATCTGTAAAGTTAGTTGGAGCAATAGCACCTACAAGAGATTTAAAGTTTTCTATATGATAAATCTGACCAGTATATGCTGATTTAAATTTAACAAATGTATCTTCAGACTTCTCTATAGTATCAGTAGATTTAGTCTGCATGGTTACAGTATGCTTAATGATATTAAGAAGCATTTCTCTAACATCCGCATCAGGATTCTTAATACTACCATCTACACCAAGTACTCCTGCAGTACCATTTACTACCTGTTCAGGTAATTGTCTAAGCAATGCTTCAGCTTGAGTTGCTACTGTATCAACTGTAGACTTAGCTTCTTTAGCTTGCTCTACTATTTGATTAAAGCTACCTTTAATAGTATCAGTAGTCTGATGAATATTTTTTACTACTTGGCGTACACTACTGGATACTTTCTTGATATTATCCATAGTATTCATAATATTCTGATAAGTACCAAAGATACCGCCAAATGCTCTAGAGTTTTTAAGATAACTTTGTTGAATAGTTTTAGATGCATCTATTACAGCAGTAAAACCATTTAACTCTTTATCAGTTATATTATCTTTACCATACTTAATATCAGTAGTTGGAACGTCAATGATATAGCTCTTAGTTTTATCATCATCACGGAAACCTTCAAGTACAGCTTCTTCTTTACCACCAATATCAGATAAGTTAAACTTAACAGTTTCATACTTATCTAGATTACGTAGTGTAGCTTTACCAGATTTAGATACTAGATATATATTATCTAAGTCCATAAAAAATCTATATCCAGTATTATAAAATACACGTACTGTATTTAAGTAATCTAAAGTCTTAGATAAAGATTCCTTTGGGGGAATAATCAATTGATCTACTGGTTCAGTCTCAGTAAATGGTTCAATCAATAGAGGTTCTCCTACATTAAGTAGGTCAACTATAATATTCTGCATAGAAGAATTGTATATAGTAGCATTATTAGGACTTAAGTTGGAGTCTACTAACTTCTTAGAGATTAATCCGAGTTTAAGAATTCTATATACATCTTCACGATCTTCTTCTTTAGAGTTTGTTTTAGCATAATCAATATCTTCAGTTTTATTTGTATCATCATCTGTAAGATATGAGAACTCATGTTGAAAATATAGTTGTTTGATGGCAGCATTATTATCTAATTGATATTTGTATACCATCATAGTCATAGTTGTAGTCTTAGAGTTCTTGATAATATGGTCTGCAAATTTCTTATCTATGTGTAAATTCATAGTAGCAATTGGCATATTATATTTATCATACTCTTTATAGATAGTTAAACTTTTTATATTCTTTTGATCTATCTTATTCTTATCCTTATAATCTGGATGGTTATAATACAGATCAATATAGTATTCGTATTTAAGTTGCGGCATTTCATACACCTCCAGTTATCAAGATGTTCAAAATAGCCCATTTTAACAAAAAAAATAATCCCATAGGAGATTGACTCCTATGGGACTAATTCTAGATTCTATCCAAGTCTATTGGATTTCCTTTGAAGTATTTTTCATTTAATAACTTAACCATATCTGGATCTTGTAAGTTTACATCCCAAGATCTATCTAGATAGTTATTAGACATTCGATATAATTCTGTTTGATATACTAAATCTACAGCTTTATATCTATTAACTAATTCTGTAGCTCTATCTTTATCTAATAAAGATATCATTTCCATATACTCTGGGGAGATATATGAATTTGGTATCATATGTCTATCTATAGCACTATTCAATGTAGATAAGACTGTACTTACATTATTCATAGAATATAGATCCCTATGCTCATTACGAGTCATAGCCATGAATAATCCAAATAACTGTGGATTAATAGATAAACACTTCTTGATTGTATTATCAGATAACTTCTGTTTAGATAATAACTCAATCAATGCATTACCTTTATCTACAACTCTATATCTAATACCACCTTCAACCCATGTATGATCAATCACTACAGTTTGAGCTTCAGCAAATACTGGTACAGCATACTGTAGAGTACTACTAGAAATAATAATATTAGGACTATTATCCTTTCTATCTAAGATAGTTGAATAGATCATTACTGAAGTCTCATAAGGTCCTTCAATGTAATAGATATCTGGGAGATATTTACAGAGCTCTTTTAAGATAGCACAGTTTTGTACCATGAATGTAGTAATCATATTAGCCAGAACCATCTTCTCTACGTTAGTGTGATTATAGTCTGGATAGAATTTCTCATTCATTAACATCGGACCAGATGTTTGCATTAGATAAATACGTGTATGAACTCCATAGTATTTCTTATAGAATGCTCTATAATGGATACACATATTTACAACTGCTGCAGCAACAGACGATCTATTACCTACAGCTACATCGGATCTATACATCTTTCTAAATAGCTGGTATAGATCTATATAAATATTTAATACATTTGCATTACTACCAGCAAATACGGTATTAGTTATTTCAGCTAATGTCTCATATCTAATATAGTTTGCTACAACTATACTTTCAGCACTAGCTGTTCTATATCTTCCTCTAAAGTTATTTTCCATTATGAATTACCACAATTCTTACAATGAATACTTCTTTTTAATTTAGCAAAACACTCATCACAAATACCACTAAACATGATCTTAGATGGATGTCCTTGAGACTTACCACAGAATACACAGTGGAATGGTAATTCCTCTGCTTTTCTAATACGAGCTAAGCAACTGTCACAAAACATGATCTTCATATCACGTACATCACGCTGTTCAATCTTATGACATGATTGGCATTCAAAATCCCAATGATCTACAAACTGAGGTTTCTCATTTGCAAATACACATGTCTCATAAATACATCTACCATTAGCATTACGATAAACACATGTAGTTCTTTGACATTCTTCAAACTGCTCAAAAGGCGGTTGCGTCTTATTCTTAATTTCTTCCTGATTGGAAGGTGTTAATTGAGATGGCATAATTCAATCCTCCTAATTAATAACTATATTATACATCAAGATTATAATATATCACTTCAGTTTATTAAAGTCAAAGTAAGTTACATTAGATGAATCTAATTCTTGCTTATTCAACTTATTAACTGTAGAAGTATATTGAGTTCTATTATAAAGCATATTCATATACTTAAGATGAACTTCCACTCTAGGTTTAATAGAATAATACTTTCTTACAGTACCATCTATAACTAGAGTGTCATCTAACCATATATTAGAGTTAAACATATCAGAATACTTCTTACCAATATTATCCCAGTCAGGTTTATTAGTTGGTCTAATTAAACCGATCTCCGCTAGGAAAGTATCTACAGTATTAAATGAAGATGGAGTCTTAACAAATGCATTGAATTCTACATCACATGGAGTATAAAGCATTTGCTGTACTTGATTAAGTTCACCACTATCTAATAATCGTTTCATGAATACATTATCTTCTTTACCAGTAATGGAGTATACATGAACAAACTGAGAGTTAGCCATAGCCATATTGGCTAAGTTATATCTATTAACTATTCTAAACCGAGGACGTGGAGATCCTTCAGGTTCTTCAAATAGTACTACTTTAATATCAACAAAGTCTAATGTATTTAACATTAGATCTCTTTTAGCTAGAATCTCTTGCTGTTTAGCAGGAGTTAATTTATATTTCTCATACATCCATTCTAATCGTTCTTGGAAACCTTCTGGTATATTACCATACTTCTCTTCGTACTCATAGAATTTCTGTTTACGATTCTTCATAAAATCACCTCAAAAAATAAAGACTTAAGGTACTTAAAGTACCTTAAGTCAATGTTTTTATTAGTATATAAATTTAGCCTTTACCGAATACACGGTTAGTGATAATATTAGCAATACTATTACTAATCTTAGTTTGAATAGAGTTAGGGAAGTTAACAATTGTTTGCTCTTTCAATGCTAAGAATAAACGAGCAGTACGGATAATATCAGGTTCATTAGTATTTACACCAGCCATATTAGCTAGATATGTAATCAATCCAACATTACCGAATGTTTGACTTGCACCTTTACCAAGAATACGTTCAGATGAGATAGAAAGTTTACTATACAAGTCTTTAATTTCTATACTTACATCTACAGTTGTAGGTAAACCATCAACTGTCCAACCACCTTCAGATCCTTTTTGGACTGACATAGACATTAGACCCATATCAATATTAAAGAATCCACGATAGAATGCTCTAACTAAGAATGGAGATACATATCCATTTGGTGATACCTGACGTGGTGCACACATAGCAATCAAATGCATTAATGGTACACCGATATTAATATACCAAGAACGTCTATCATAATCAGGAGATACTAGTTTAAGACTAATAGAGTAGCTACTGGAGTATGAAGAATCTGCCCATAATTCTGGGAACTCTAATTTACCACCAGCAAATACAGTCTTAGCACCATTCATGATCATTCCCATGAATCCTTTCATAGTACCAAGACCACCAGTTTTAGTCATAGATTCAGTATTAGCTGCATTCTTATTAAGTTCTTTACCAGCAAATAAATCTACATCAAAGCCACTAATGCCAGTCAAGAATTGTACTTCACGACCAATATCAGACATACTGTTGATCTTATCTGCTAAGATACTTCTTGCAGTATCATTACCGAAGTTCTCTGAGATTTGTGTTTCAGAGTTTAGATATAGACCTACACCGCCATAATATGAATAGTTATGAGCAATTTGGTTTTTAGATCTATCAAACCAGTTAATATTCCCTATAGGTTCACCATTGTATAATTCATTATTAATATTCAAGAATACTGATAATGCTGTACACATAGAGTTTACGTATCTATAATAGTCTTCAGCTTCAAATTGTAGAGTGTAGTATCTCATTTCATTATCAGTGCTATTAACCATACTATCAATAGATTGACCGCTAACTGCACCAAGTAATGAATTCAATACACTCTTACGTTTCTCATCTGCATAACCAGCCATAAAATCTGGTATACCAGGAGTAAGAACTAATAATGGCATTTTAGAAAGAATCTTTTCATGGAACTTTCTACCAAAACCACCTAGATTTGGGATACGGTTATCTACATTCTCCATCCATTGATATGGCATACCCATAACTGTGGATAATTCACGTTCAGTAAATCTAAGACCATTACCAGTTTTAGACCCATATACATATGAAGCATTAGTACCAGCTACAATTTCAGCATATAAATTATCAGCTCTACGTCTAGATTCTTCTTGAGCCTTTTTATACTTAGCTGGATCTACACCAACCATTTTTAAGAATGAATCTTTAATACCAGATAATGCACTGTCAGGATCATTTGGCTTACTAGCTTTAGGATCCTGTTTAGCTTTATCCTTAGCATCTTTAGTATTCTTATCAGTCTCACTCTTACCTTTATTATCATCTCCACTAGGTTGTGGTTGAGGATCTGGTTGTGGTGTTGGTTGAGTCTGATCATATACATAAGAATCAGTAAATATTGCAGGATTATCAAAAGGATTTGCCACTTTAAAATATTTTGTAAGGGGCAGTGCAGCTTCCCCTTCTATTTTCCCAAGTCTGGATTCAAAGTTCCTTCAGAGAAGAAGAATCCATCAGATTTTTGGACCATTTTCAAGTCTTTACGCCATACCCAAGTTTGAATACCTTTTGGATAACCAAGTAAAGCTAATTGTTTGGAAGAATCAAGTAATGCTACAATATGTGTTGCAGGTTCATAATCTTTATTATCTAATGGACGACCATAAGCATCTAAAGCACCTTTTTTAAGCATTACAACATCGCCGTATTTTGTATTTTCATCAGCTGCAGGATAATCTTCGAATCCTTTATATTCTTCGAAGTAATTAGTGGAGCCTAGCATGGATACACGACGTACATATCCACGTTCAAATTTAATCCAGATATTATCAGTCAATGTTGGTTTACTACCATCACGATGATAAATAAATCCAGGAGATACATAGTCAGCATGTACTACTTGACCTTTACGACATACACCAACTACTTGAGAGTAGTCATCTGGATATCTACGGATATATGTAGGTACGTTGCTAACGTGTTGATAGTTTTTATTAGTAATCATAGTAGACTGAGGGTTATTCTCTTTAGCCATATGATATATCCTCCTTTAAATAAATAGAATTTGTATTTAATAAAGTGTTAAGGGATCCTATGGATTAGGATCCCATTTAACACCCATAATGTCCTTAACATGTCTATCTAGTTCAATCAATACTTTATTTATAGATCCAAGAGTTAATACTGAGGATACCATACGTGCATTGATAGAACCTACAGGAAGGAAACTATGTACTTTTTCGTCTGGTCGATATTCAGAGTATGGTTCTTTACCTTCAGGGAAGATTTCTTTTACTACACCTTTAAGAGCAGAGAAGTATACTAGTTTATCGCCAACAGACATCTTATCATGATATTTGATATAGAATTCGACTAGGACTTTACCTTCACAGTGTTTTAATTTACCTACAGGAGGTAATACACCAGAAGTACCATATTGAGATCCATCAATACCAAGTTTACTCAACTTAGATTTCATCTTATCTACTGGACCATTGTATTTATTAACAAATGATGCCAATGATTTAGACATTTCAGAAGTTGGAATAGTAGAATATACTTTAATATCTTGAAGTTTGCCAGTTACTTTAGATTTAACTTTAATCTTACCGATTTCATCCATTAATTCTTTAGAATCACTACCAGCATTCTTTTGTACCATCTTATTAATGATATCAGTTGCATCTTGATCTTCCAATGCAGCACGGTAAGACATAATAACTTCACCTTCATGAAGTTCCTTACCAACTTCTACACATTGGATATCAATATCTTTAGCATCCATCAATACATCAACTTGTAATACAATTTCAGATGCCATCTTTTTAGATAAATCTTGAGAGATAATAGCGCTATCTTCAAAACCTTTATCTGTATGCATAATAGCAATCTTAGTTAAAGTACCAATATTATAAGCTAAGTTACCAATACCAACTGTATCGGAGTAGCTAGATTTATCATAAGCTACAATGTCTCCAGCTTTAATGGAATCACCTTTCTTATAGTTTTTAAAAGTATCTAATTTGATTGTAATAAAGAAACCACCATCAGAGTTCTTTTCTACTTTCTCCCGTAAATCGATAAATTCTTTTTCTTTCGGGTTAGATTTATTAGCAATGATCATATAATCATTAGTAATTTCTTCAACTACGGCATTCCATTTAGCTTTATGAGCGAATGTATCAGAAGTCAAGTATGGTAATGCTTGGTCCGCACCATTAGATACCAATAAAGGATCTTGAGATGTAGTTCTCATACCATGTTTAGATGTTTGAATAAATGTCATAGCTGTACGGAATGGATCATCTCTTGTAGTACCGAATGGGGTCAATGCTTCAGTGATAGATAATGTATTAGCATCAGACATTCTATCTAGTTCACCACCAGATTTAATATACCCTTTAGTGGATTCAATACCCATATTGATAGTAGACTGACGGTTAATACCTACAGTGGCAGAGAAACCTGTAGACATAGATAACTTATTTATCATTGTCTTATCATAAGTACGTTTATCTAGAGAATAACTTCTATCAGAGTTCATACCAGATAAGCCTTTGAAGGTAACTGTATTGGCAGATTCTAATTCCAATAATGGAGATAACTTAGATAAGTCACTTGTAGTTACATCAGCTAATGCCATATCAATAACTGCAGATTGCTTCATAGTCATCTTAGCATCTTTACGATTGTTTTTGATTTCACGTAAATACATACCATAGCTAGTTGCTAATGATTTGTATAAGAAGTGAACCAAACGTTCATTAGTACGGAAGCGGTTACCAGTGATATCAGTATGACGATTGAATTTATTAGTAGTTAATAAACTGCTAGCGTATGCTAATACTTCAATATAGCCTGTAGGAAGTTTATAAGTCTTACATACTTCTACAGTGATAGGGTCCATCATTAAGTTAGCAAATGAATCTAAACCATCTGCTCTATTACGACCACCAAAGTCATCTAATACATCTAACCACATAGCCTTTGTATCAATATCAGTCAAAGAATACTCTTGAGTATTGATTACTGCTAAGCCATTAACTAATAGTGCAGCATCAGGAGCATAGTTATCATTGAAAGATAAGAAACCATCATTGAATCTAAAGTAGTTCTTGGTATTAGTAGGACGTTTCTCACTTAGATTATATTCAACTCCAGCAGCATTTAATGCTCCAGTTAATCCAGCAGTATATGCCATAACTACAATAAGAGGAATCTTACTATTCAAGATACTAGCTTGAGAGTAAGTCATTCTAGCACCAGGTTTCATAAATGTATAAGCATATTCATGTATACCTAAATGGTTTATTAAAGCTGAGGATACACCAGTCTCTGGTACTGTAATAGCTTGATTATCTTTAGTAATGCCAATAACCATAAATCCTTGATCGGATTCAACTTTAACTTTCTTCTCTTCAAGTTTATGGATAAGTTCATCTCTATTAAAGTAGTATACTCTACCATCGCTAGTAGTTACTTTATTAAAGATCTTAGATAGCTCTACATATTCTGCAGGTAATTCATATTTAGCAGAGATCTTAGCGTTATTACCTAAGTCAATCTTAGATGGACTAGCTACAGCATCACCATCTTTCACATCAAGCTTATAGTTGTTTTCTTTAAGCTTAGTTAATGCTCTAATTAGAGCATTAGTAGATTGATTGATCTTACCAACTTGACCATATCTAGTGATAAAGATCTTATTGTAGTTAGATACTACTTGAACTGTATCTTCATCTGTCTTAATAATAGGAAGATTGATCAACTGACCTGGAATAATTTTATCATTGCCACGTAAACGTAAGAAACGTTTATTGATAATCTTAGGCATATCAAAACGTAATGTATGACGTTTACCTAAAGAGTCTTCTAAGTGAACTGTATAAGTCAAGATAGAGTCTTCGGATGTAGATCTATCTTCTACTGTTACATCAATTACACTCATTGGTATATCTTTATTTTGAGATAAAGAATGTAAGCACTTCATAATATCAGCATCGATGTTATAGTCAGCTTCAAAGTTAGGTTTCTTTAAGTTAGCCCATTCATCATCAATAGTTTCAACTTTACTAGATAAGTCTGTAGATTGTAATGGAGTATCTTCAGTTGCAACTAATTCTGCAATAGTAGAATTAGCAATCTTCTCTTTTAAGAATTTATCATTAAGATCATCCATACGAGCTTTACGAGTAGCAGAAATCTTAAATGTATCATCTTGATCATTCTTGGCTTGTAAGATTAACTCTTTTAAATCTACAGAGTTATCCATTTCTTTCTCTGCTTCTTCAGCATTCTTAGTATAGTCTACAATAGCTTCAACTGATTGATTGATCTTTTCTTCTGTAGGTTTCTCAATCTTAGTTGGATCTACAACCTGAGTGTCACCTGTAGCACTTTTAGCAATAACCAATTGAGGTTGGTCTTTTAATGCAGCTACCACTGGAGATATTGGATCTACTTTATGAACACGACTGATATTATTAACTTCAATACCAGTTAAGTCTTCAATCTTACCAATAAGTCTAGTCTTAATATCTTCTTTATCTTCAGGAACGTTATCTTCTACGATATCATTATTTCTGATCTTTAAGATATTAGTCTTGAATAGATTTAGATTCTTCATATCTAAATCTTCCATCTTCATTTTAAACCAGCTGTTATTACCAATAAAGATAAAGTCAATACCAGCTAGTTTATTTAAGTTCTCTTTAGGTTTCTTAAAGAGTCTAACTATCATAGAGAATGGATTGATAGATTTACTAAATTCAAATAAAGATGTAGTTGGGATATCACTAGCCCATTCATTTACTGGAATTAGTACAGTCTTTCTAGTATAGCTCTTATAGTTAGCATTATTAATGAATCGATCAAACAAAGCATATAGTAAGTCGATAGCTTTATCTCTATTATAAGTCTCACTCATAGTGAAGATCTTATTATAGATATGATTATCGACATAGATATTCTTATTCTTATACTTGTCGATAGTTGGGTAAGTATACTTGATATACTTACATTCATTCTTAATTTGATTTACTCTAAGTTTAACTTCCTTAAAGTTACGTAATCTTTCACGATATAAGATTCTTCTTAATCGTACATCTAATACTCTCTCAGGAGTAGCTTCAGAAAAGAAGAATAGATTTTCAGAATCTTCAAAATGAGATTCTGTCATTATAGGATTATTACCATATGCTTTAGAGTTATATACATCATCAACTTCTAAGTCATCATTTATAATTCTATTAGGTTTAAGTAAATACATAGCATTCCATTCAAGGAAGTATGAATTAAACATATTTAGATTGCTAATAAGCTTATGCTCTATCAATTGTTTAGATTGCTCTAAGCTCTTAGTCATTAAGAAAATAGCACTACCATGTCGTTTATCTTTCACATTGAAAGGAGTAAAGAATGGAGTCTTAAGTAGTCTGAAAGGTTTAACCTTATCTATATTAATAGGCATTGTAGTACCTCCTTCACTTATTCTATTGTTAAAATCATATCGTTTAACTTCATTTTTCATTTAATTCTCATATAACAATTAAGTAGTAAGGTTAACCTATTATAAAAACACGCCAAAAAGTAAAAACGTAATTCAAGATAACTATTGGTATTTTTGTTATGTATAGACTCCAAATTATTATTAAACACAGAGTTTTGTTACCGCTGAATAATTAATGTTAAGACAATGACTATAATGAATATTAATTTCTAACTGCAAAACTTATAAATCTTTTACACTTTCAGGTCTATACTTAAATTGATATTAATATATACTTGATCCATGAGATGGGCGATTTATATTATAAGAAGATTCAATCTTACAACTCTTTACAGTTATTCATATTAATAACTTGGTATATTGCTAATATATACTAAACCGTCAAAAAATTCGTAAACCCCAAATACGAATCTAGCTTTTTTAGAGAGCAAAGCAATTTTGTATTCTTATCGAAAGAATATCCCTAAACAAACAGACAAATGCAATCATAATACCCGTAGGCTACCCCCTAGCCTACGGGTGTTTCGTCTGTCGAAATATACCCTATCCTGTACATATAGGTACGGAGGATTAATATAAATGGATAAAAAAGACTTTATAGTTGAGTTATCTAAGATGACTCATAAAGAACTTAATGATTTTATTAAATCTAAAGGTAAGATTAAGCTAGTAGAAGCTATTATCGAGAACGCTAAATCGTTCGATTAATTCATTATTAATACCCTAGCGTATTAAAATATAACACATGTAACACAAATGTAATCGAAGTTCCATAATTTTATTTTTAGGAGGATTGAATCATGGAAAAAGAAAAAACAGTTCTTGCGTTGATTAAAGACGTACAAGACAACTTAACTAATGCATCTGCATCTCATAAAGATGAAGTTCGTATTATGCAAGCATTCTTAAACGATACTTCTTATGAAGTAGGTGTTTATGACAAAACTGGTAAAGTTGGTACAGTTGCACCAGCTAAAGAATTCCGTAGTGTTATCTCTAATGCTATCGTGGCTACAACTAAAATTAGCAAAGAAGAAGCTGATTCCTTGGTTGCTGGCTATGAAGCTAAAAAATCTGATGCGGAAAGTATGTTGACAGTATCCAAAGAGTTCTTAAATACATACTTGCAGACCAACCGCAAAATTGGTCTTGGTGGACGAGAAAAATCTAACGTATCTTTGATCAAAAAAGAAATCAAAGAATCTACACGTTCTTACCCTAAACAAGTTGGTGTAGATGCTGCTGGCAAACCTATCTATGAAAAAGCTGAAGTTAAGGTTAGTCCATACGATTCTATTAAGGTTTCTAGTCCTTGCCCAGCATGGATTAAGAAATAAATTTCTATATATCTCACTATATAGGTCATATTTCAATCTCACAAGTAAGATATTCCCTAAGGTGGTTCAACTACCTTAGGGGTATTTTACTATAATCAATACATTATAATGAGATGCTTTAGACATATTAGCTTTCTAATATGCGGGTTACATATAATTGTAGGATGAATGATATTCTAGCTTTCCAACTACATGCATCCTATCTTTATATTCAATCCAAACTGATACAATATTCCCTAAGAGCTTTCATAGTTCTTAGGGGTATTGTATTGTCAAACATATAGGTAGTGTACGTGTTGCTAAAGTACACAGTGTGTTTCATTACAATTTTCCTCACAATCCAATACATATATTTGCCCAAGGGTCTTAAATGATCCTTGGGCGGTATATGTTGTCATTTTGAACATTAGGATAATCTTAAAAGAAAGGAGGACCTTATATTGGGACTCAAGATCACAAACTATCTTAAGAACCTTGGTAAGTCAGTACAATATGCTGCTGCTAAAGGTTTTAAAGAAAATTATGATACTACATATAAAACGTTCGATCAGGCTGGTACCGCTACTAAGGAAACTGTAAGTGCTATCGTTAATTATAGACAGACTTTTAAAAAAGCTCAAGAATATTTAATGAAAAGTACTGCATATGAAGCGTCTAACTTAGCCTTCAAAAGTGCCAAAGAAGATTTAAAATCTGGTAAACTCTGGAATCAAGACAGAGAAGATAAAATCATGTTTGGTGGCGGTAGTGATGATGATTTTGATTGGAACTTTGATGAAGATGTAAGTAGCGATGATAGCAGTAGCGACTTAGATATCACTACTGGTGATAAAGCTATTGCTAAAACTGTACATGATGCATCTCGAGCTAGTGCAGATCAAATCTCTGGATCTATCATGACTGCAGCTAAATATAATGCCGATGTAACTAAACAAACTGCATCGTTTATGTTTGCTCAGCAAGAACGTTTATTTGGTAATTTAAATAACTCCATCATGGGTCTTGGTACTACAATGGGCAATATGCAAAACTTCATGACTACAAACATGCAGACGCATATTGAAAACTCAACCAAGTTCTTTGAAGAGTCAACTAAATATCAACGTGAAAACAACGCTATCTTGAGAGAGCTCCTTGATATGGAACGTGAACGTTTCAAAGATTGGAATATCTCAAGAGATGCAGAGAAGAAGCGTCAAGCTAAGGGTCTTAAACAAGATATCACTGATATTCTTTCTGGTGGTGTAATGGACTGGGGTGCTTATGGTAAGCATGTCAGAAAAGGATTTGTCGACCAGGCTGAGAATCTAGGTCTTGGAATGATGAGCAAAGAAATGATTATGGGATTGGCTGCTAATCCAATGCAGTTTATTCCAGCATATCTTGTTCAACAGGCTATGGGTAAACCATTAGAAAAAGCTATTGGTGGATTTAATAAAACTTTAACTGGTTTATTTAACCAAATCAATGCTGATCTATTACGTGCCAAAAACAAAGATGGCGTAGGTGGTATCCTAGCTAGTATCTTTAGTGTCAAAGTTGCTAATAAAGATAAGATTGATACTAGTAATTACATCAAAGGTCAAGTACCTTTCGATGGTATGACTCGTAAGTCTATCGTAGAAGTTATCCCAGCTTACTTAGCACGTATCGAATCACTCTTAGGTGGTGAAGAACGTGTATACGATTTCAATAAAGGTAAATTCTCTTCTATGAAAATTCTCGAAAGAGAAAAGAAGAGAAAAGACCAATCTTATAAAGATAGAGCTGGTTCTGGTATTAGAAATGCTTTACAATCAGACTTAAAACAATTAGCAAAAGCTAAAGGTCTTTCTGCTAATGAGTTAAAACGTCTAACTGAAAAGATTCCTGATATTGAAGATATCTTATGGGAAAGCCGTGGATCATGGGATGCTGTAATGGAACGTTATGGTGATGATCAATTTGGTAAAATCTTAAAATATCTCCGTACTACTCAAGGATCTAGGACTCGTAAAGAAAGTAAAACTCTAGCAGCTGAATATGCGGATAGTCATAGAGCTAAAGCTAATGATTATGACCGTGAAGAGAAAGCTGGTTGGTCTTCTGAAGCTATGCTTTCTAATCGTAGCAAAAACAAAGGTGCTACTAGAAATCTTATAGCTGAAAATAATGACTTGATGTCTAAGAAGATGGATGAACAACAATCTATCTTCAAAGCTATGCTTTCTGAACTTTACTTAATTCGTACTAGTGGATTACGTAAAGGTAAAAACTTAGGTGTTAAGAATAGACTTAATAGTATGGCTATTCCTGACTATATTGATACTGATTATATCAAATATAGTGTATTGAAAGAAAACCGTGCTGTTACTACAGAGCAAGCTTTAGCTCACTCTGATCGTAATAAATATAAAGCTACTCCTGTTAATCCAGATGATCAAGGTAAGACTATTGATGACTTAGACGTAAATAAACTTGGCAATGTCTTCTCTAAAGATAAAGGTAAGTTTGATGACGTTACTGGTGCTAAAGGTATCAAAGGTAAAGGTAAAGCTGCATTAAGCAACTGGTCTACTATCCTTAGAAATCCTAGACTATTTGCTGCTGAAGTTATTACTAAAGTAGATGATAGCTTATATGAATTCTTCTTTGATCATGAAACTGGCGAGAAGGATGCAGAAGGTAATCAAATCCGTGGCTTCTATGATAAGATGGCTTTTGAATTAAAGACAACTTTCACTAAAGTCAGAGATTGGTTAGATAAGAAGTTATGGGAACCTATCGTAAAGAAAGGCTGGGGTAAAGTAAAAGACTTTGCTAAAAGCTTTGGTTTAGATTGGTTCAATGATGCTAAAGGTGCTGCTAAGGATAGTATTCTTGGTGCGACTAATAAAGTATCTGAAATGATTAGTGGTCCTAAACCTATAGTGGCTGCTCCATCTTCTTTCAATACTGGTCTAGAAGCTGCTGCTAAGCAAATCATGTATGGCTTTAAACCTCAAAAGGTTAAAATACCTAAAGGTGCTAAATCTTCTGATGGAACTGCATTAGAGCGTCTAGCTAGAGGTGTATTCTCTAATGGATATGCTTTTGGTTCTCTATCTGTACCGGAGACTGCTTTAACTACTGTATCTAAAGGGGAATTAATTATTCCATCTGAATTGAATCCATTCAATCCAGACTTAGATAAAGCTAATAGTAGAAAAGATAAACAAGATGAGTTAAGATTAAGAAATAAAATCTTATCTCATGCTGAAGGTGGTAACCAACTTCAAGGTAAAAACTTCCTTCAAACTGTTAAGGATAAACTTCCTAATGGTATTCAAGGTAATACTATAAGAGAAGTTGTTGGTAGTGCTTTAGAGTTTGCTGTTGGTAGAATGGCTGGTAAAGTTGAATCTACTGATGGCAGTGCTCTTGGTCAAGTAGCTAAAGCTTCAGTATCTACAGCTTGGGAAACAGGCTTAGATAAGTTTGAAGATTATGCTAAGACTTTAGATCCAGAAGTATCTAAATCTCTTACTAATGATATCGCTAAACTTAGAGGTAATACTGCTAAGTTTGCTGGTCGTACAGGTGTAATGGCAGGTGCTGGTGCTTTAGGTGCAACTGCAATATTCGGTCCTGGTGGTTTATTAGCCGGTGCCGCAGTTGGTGCTGCTGCTAATATTATCCGTGAAAGTGATACTGCTAAGAACTTCTTATTTGGTAAAGAAATGTCTGATGGATCCCGTGAAGGTGGTCTAATTAGTCGTAAACAACAAGCTTTATTTAAGAAGTATATGCCTGACCTTGGTAAAGGTGCAGCTGCTGGTATTATTCCTAGTTTAATGCTTGGATTCGGTCCAGTTGGTGCTATTGCTATTGGTGGTGCTTATTCTCTTGCTAAGAATAATAAGAAAGTTAACGAAAGAATCTTCGGTAAAACTTATTATGATAAAGATGGTAAAGAGATAGGTCGTAAAGATGGTATCATTCCTAAGAAAGTACAAGACTACGTTAAGAAAAATATGCCTAAGATTGCTGGTTTTGGTGGAGCTGCTGCTTTACTAGATCCTACAGGAATGGGTTTATTAATGAACTTTGGTCTTGGTGCTGGTTTAGGTCTTATTGGTACTTCTAGTAAATTCCATGATATGGTTCTTGGTAAGAAGAATGAAAAAGGTGAACGTGAAGGCGGTCTAGTTGGTGCTTTAAAAGACCATGTAGTAAATCCATTACGTCGCTTTGGTACAACTTTATATCAAGACTTCTATAAGTTTATGGATTATAATCTTTTCAGTCCTCTAAAAGGTACTGGTAAGATGATTGCCCAATCTTTCAAGAATATGGGACGTAGCTTAAAATATGGTATGTTTAATATTCTAGAAAAAGCTTTTGGTGGTCCATTCAGTATGCTTATTGGTAAGCAATTATCAGATATGGTATTGCGTCCTGTAGGTAGAGTATTGGGTCGTAGTTTCAGTGGTATTGGAGATTTAACTAAATTTGTAGTCGGTGCTCCTATAAGAGGTATTGGCTCTGGTTTACGTAAATTCAATAACTGGGGTAATGCTAAAATGATCCGTAAGGGTCAAGCAGATCATCTTAGTGCTCAAGAACGTCTTAATATCATGGGTTCTGAAGATTATGGTAATAAATCTAGAGATCAATATTTAGCTAATGCTTCTGCAGAAGACTTAACTAAACTTGAAAGTAGCTTAAGCGTTATGAAGAGTCAATTTAAAATTGGCGGTGGTGAAGAACGTAAAGCTGTTAAACGTTTAGAAGATGGTCTTAAGAAGTATTTACCTGCTAGTGTTATTAAACAACTTGCAAGATATGCTTATGATGGTGATGAACGTGGGGCTATGAGTCTAATCAATGGATTAGATATCCCTGAGTCTGATCGTACTAAAGTAATTAATATCTTTGCTAAAGAAATGCCTAGAATCCAAGTTGCTATTGGTAAGAAGAAGTATTCTAATAAAGAGATTGAGAATGCTAGAGCTCATCTTAAATCTCTTAATATTGATCCGACTGATAGGAAATCTCTTGGTATTGCATTAGATCAAGTTTCCGCTGAACGTGATCGTGCTGAGACTGCAGAACGTTTGATTGGTAAAAATGGTGAAAAGTTTACATCCGAAGAAGCTAAGAATGTAGCTGAAGGTATGCAATCTACTAACTCTATTCTTGAAGAAATTCGAGATAACTTAATCAAAAATGATCATGGTGGTTATGACGATCAACACTTTGATGGTACTAGACAAGCTGATCTTACTAAAGCTAAAAATAATGCTCTTAAGAAAAGCTATCTTAATAATCAAAAGATTATCGATAATAACTTCAGTCATCTTAAAGTATCTGGTAGCGTAATGAGTGCTTCCTCCTTTACTGGTAAAGGCAATAAAAGTAGACTTGCTGCTCTTAAAGCTTTACCTCAAGATATGGAAATTAATCTCGATCAATTAGCTAAACTTGATACTAAGACTATTGAACGTTATTCCCAATTAGCATTAGTAATGGGTCCTATGGCTATTAAGTCTATTGGTGATCCATCTGCTTTAGCTCGTGAGAAACTTACTGACTCTGCATTCATGAGCCTTATCAAAATCGCTACATACTTAAGTCGTGGTGATAAGAAATTTGAATTTACAGATTCTATTTCTAAATATATTAAAATGCCAGAAGATAAACTTGAGTTCTTAGCAACTCTTGTTGGTTATGGTATGGATCCATCTATTTCTGTTAATGATGCAGAATGGGCATGGAATAATCGATATATGTTTGATAATGGCAGTGCTAATACTAAAGTAGCATTTGCTAAGAGTCTTAATAAAGGTAAATCCTCCGCATCTACTGCTATGGATGGTATTGCTATTCCTAAAACAGCTTCTGCTAGTCAAGCTACAGCTATTGCTGGTACAGGTTCTACTGGTCAACGTTCCGTAGATGAAAATGGCAATGAGACATATGTATCCACAGACGGCTCTAGAAATAAAGCTGATACTGAATCTGCTCATGATAAGAAAAAAGAAGAAGATGCTAAAGATGAAAAGAATGCTGAACGTCAAGGTTCTATATTCTCTAAAGCTCTTGGTAAACTTAAAGGCTTTGGTGATTCTGCTAAAGAAGGTGCCAAAAATGTTAAGGAAAAATCTCAAGGTTTCTTACATGATATCGTAGATAGTGTAATGGGTAAAGGTGGTTTATTTGGTGGATTAGGAACTATCCTTGGTGGTGGTTTATTATTATCCTTCATTGGACCAATGCTTCCTGAATTAGGTAAAATCTTAACTCATACAATTCTACCAGCAGTTGGTGGTTTCTTAAAAGATGCAGTACTTCCAATGATTTTGGATGGTATGAAAGCTGGGGCTGGTATGCTCTGGGATATGTTTACTAGTGGTGATCCTACATCAATGGCAGTTGCTACAGGTGCAGCTGGGTATGTTGGATATAAGACTTATAAAGCTGGTAAAGCTATTGCTAGTGTAGGTAAAGCAGCAGCACTTGGTGGTGGCAAAGCTTATAAATTTGCACGAGGTATTGGAGGTTTCACTACAGCCTTACGTCGTGGTAAAGGTATAGGTACTGCACTTAAATTAGGTGCTGGTATTTATAAATCTACTAAATTCGGTAAAGATCTTGGTAAGATTGCTAAGACTTCTGAAGATGCTGTTAAAGCTAGTAGATTAGGTAAACTATCTTCTTCTATGATGGATAAAGCTTTTGGTGCTACTAAAAATGGTTTATCCAGAATAGGTTGGGCTATCAGAGATAGAGCTGGTGTAGTTGGTTCTTCTTTATTAGATGGAACTGCTAAAGCATCTATTGCTAATAGTGGTGTAATTTCTAAAATGACTGATCTAGTTAAATCTGGTATTAGTAAAGTTGGTGAAGTTGCATCTAAAGCTACAGATAAAGTTGTAGACTTCTTAAAAGATATCTTAACTAAAGGTTTAGAGAAGGTTTCTACTTATATTCCTAAATTAGCTGAGAAGGGTGCACAATTTGCTCCTAAATTAGCTGAAATGATTTTGGATGGTATTAAAGCTTCTGCTAAATTCGGTAAGTTAGTAGCTAAAGCTGGTACTTACTTAGGTGCTACAGTAATGACTGCCGGTATCGGTGGTATCGTAATTGCTATTATTACTGCATTAGACTTAGCTGCTTCTGTTACAACTGGTATTAGCCGTTGGTATAACGTAGCTGAAGTTCTTGCTGATGAACAACCTCCAAATGAGGATATCAAATGGGTAGCCGGTTTAGCATCTGCTGTCGATTCATTATTATTCGGTGTAATCGGACCTCAATTATTCTTTAAAGTATTAGCTTATATTTGGGATTTAACTGATACAGTTGCTCCTATGCAACAACGTGCATTGGCTGCATTAAACCAATATAATCAAACTGCTGAAAAGAAAATCGATACTATTGAAGAATATAATGATCAAGTATATGATAAAGATAAAGGCTTCATAGATGATATCAAGACTGCATTTAGTGGAGATAGCAATAATAAACAGCCTACATATAAACCAAATGCTCAACAGGTAGCTTCACAAACTGGTCCTACAGCTAATGCTCAAGGTACTGGTAAGAATGGTCCTGTAGACATTGGTAGAGGTATTGCTAATGGTGGTGGCTTATTAAATGGTATGCAAAATAACATGAATAAGCTCTCCCAAGGAACTAGTGGTTTAATGGGTAATATTGTATCTCAAGCTGGTGACTTACAAGCTCAAGTTTTAGGTACAGGTAAATACTTTAAACAAACCGATCCTAGATATGCAAGTATTAACTTTAATACATCTGGAGATAGTATAAATCAAACTATTGGAGATTCTGGTTGTGGTCCAGTTGCTGGTGCTAACGCTCTCAAAGCCCTTGGTGCAGGTACGATTAATCCAGCCGAAGCTTCTAATTTCGCTATTTCTGGGGGGTATAAGGGTACTGATACTGGGGTAGCTCCATCCTTCTTTGAAGGCTATGCTGCAAGCCATGGTGCTACATCTTATTCTACTGATGCTAGTGGTACAATCAATGCTTTGAAATCTGGTAATCCAGTTGTACTTCAAGGTGAATCTAAATCTGGCACATCTAGTGCTCATCCATTTGGGTCTTATCCTCACTATGTAACTGCAACTGGTTATGATGCACGTACTGGTAAAGTTACTATCCAAGACCCTGAGTCTAATCGTGATAATATGCAATATAATATCCGAGATGTATTACGTAATACTACTACAGCAAATGCTTTCGGTAGAGGAAGATTTGGTCGTGGTAAATTCGGTCAAGGTATTAGATTTGGTCGTGGTATTGAAGGTAATGTACCTATCATTTGGAATAAACTCCAAGGATTAGGATTTGGTGATATTCATACTGCAGCGATCATGGGTAATATGGCTATTGAATCTGGATTTGATCCAGCTATTAGTGAAATCGGTGGCGGTGGTGGCTTCGGTCTCTGTCAATGGGATGACCGTAAAGGTAGCCTCGCTGAATATGCTCAAAGAGCTGGTAAAGATCCATCTGATTTGGATATCCAATTACAATTCATCAAGTATGAATTGCAAGGTTCTGAATCTGCAGCTGCTGCTGAATTCTTTGCTGAGACTAGTGATATAGATAAAGCTACTGAGATCTTCTGTACAAAATATGAACGTCCTTATATGCCTGATGCTAATTTGGCTGGACGTAAACAAGCTGCAAGAGAAATCTTACAATCTAAAGGTACTGGCAAAGTTACTAGTATTGCTGGTGGTAAAGCTGGTGCTTCTGGTCCTGCTAAGAGACCTGGGTTATTATCTCCACTCTTCGATATGTATAATTCCATGAAATCTAACTTAGGAGCAATGCTAGGTATAGATTTGGGTGGCAATATCGGAGGATCTAGTGCATCTGGTGGTGTTGGTGGTGCTATCGGGGGCGGTAACACTAAAGCTGCATCTAATTGGGCTGACTCTATGGTTGGTCAACAAGGTTATGGTAATAATGGATGTACTACATTCGTTAATAAATACCTTGATCAAGCTGGCGTTAAACAAATTGATATGTATGTACCTGATGCTGAGACTAAAGCTTTACCATATGCATTCAAAACTGCATCTCAAGGTGGTACTGAGGGTGACGTAGTTCTTCTTAATACACTTAAAGGTGATGCAGAAGCCGATCATGTAGTTATTGCCGATGGTAAAGGTGGATATTGGGGTAACTCCTCTAGTAAAAACCAAATCGTTAAAGGTGATATTGCTAATGACTTCGGTGCTGAAAATATCAATGGTTATATTGCTACAGGTGGTGATGGTAAAGCTAGTGTACCAACTGGACAAGCTACACGATCTGAAGCAGAAATTAAAAATGATTCTACATTAGATAATTTAGGTACTGGTAAATTCTTCGGTAGAGCTAAAGGTGTTCCGAAACAAACACAATTAGCTATCGAAAAAATGGAAGCATCTAATAATAGATCTAATCCAACTCCACAAGTACAATTTGGTAGAGGTACTATTGATGCAGCTATCCAATCTGCTGGTGGTGGAGAATCTGAAGATATTATTTTATTAAGAGCAATCTATACTGAATTGACTAAGATTACTGGTAATACCGCTGGTATTGGTACTTTACAAGCTAATCAAGCTCAAACTGCACAGCAAGTAACAACTGTTCAAAACGGTCTACAAGGTGCAATGGCTACATTAGGTAACAAACTTAATGAAAAGATTAACATGGTATCTCAAAATATCCAAGGTCAAGTTAATAAAGTAACTAAGAATGTTTCCGGTAATACAATCAATCAATTACAATATTTAGCTTCTAAATAAACAAATTCCCCTTAGGATCATAGTAATCCTAAGGGGATTTCTTGTGTTTTGTAAAAAAATACACAACAAACAACGAAGTAATAAAAAATGTAAGAGATGGAGTAGGTATGACAAACCCTACATGATCGAAAACCCGTGGCTAATTGGCGAAACTCCCGCCATAAACTTGCAGGTACGGATGCATGGAAAACGACTCCATGCAGTGGTACACCCTAACAGGTGTGCTTAACGTAAGCCCCTGCGGTTCCTCACAGTTGACTAGAACAGACGAGAAGGCAGGAATGCCGCTCTTTTTTTCGTCTGTTTTGGCTCCTTGTGGGGGGGGAGGGGGGGCATGTATAAACGAAGTTT